GCGGTACAACAGGCGCTATCTTAGGTAGTGCAATGCTTGGAGCAGGGTTAGGCGCTGCAACGAATAAAGACCCTGGTAAGGGCGCTCTTATGGGTGGAATCATGGGTGGTATAGGTGGTGCGGCTGGACCGTTGATGGGTGCAATGAGTGGTGGAGGTGCTTTAGGTGGAGCAGCATCATTAGGTGGCCCTGGAGGTTCTGCAATAGCAAACATGGGTGGTATTGCACAACCTGGTGCTGCTGCATTAAACTCTGCATTAGCTCCATCAATAGGAAGCGCAGGAAGCTTATCAACACCAATGATGGGGTCTGTTGGCATGGGTGGAATAAATTCTGCTCTTAGCGGTAGTGCTGGCTCTGCTGGTTCATTAATGATGCCAGGAGCAATGCCAGGGGCAACCGGTACATCATTAGGAAGTATTGGCGCTTATCAATCAGCAAACCCTGGGCTTCTATCATCATTGATGAGTAAGATGCCATCTTCTGGCTCTTTAGATAAGGCATCTCAGATGATGAAACTAGGAAGCAGTTTATCCGGTGGAGATCAACAACAGCAACAACCACAACAAATGATGCAGCCTGCTCCTGCAATGCCGACTAGAGGCGGAGGTCAGTTCACGCCAGTGCAGTTATCATCTATGCGTATGCGTCAACCACAAGGCGCTCCTCCTCTACAAAGAATGGGTTAAATAACATGGGATTACTAGACTCTTTATCTAATATTGAATTTAAACCAACACCAATGTCTTTGGGATTATTAAACGCTGGTGCAAATATGTTACAAGCGTCTAGTAATCAACCAAGACCTATTTCTTTAGGAAATGTTTTAGGACAAGGATTGCAGGGTTTTAATACTGGCATAGGTCAGGGTACTGCCTATAATCAAAGCCAATTGGAGAACCAACAGACTGACCTTTTGCGACAGGTTCAGATGCAGGAGGCAGAACTTAAAAAGAGAAAATTAGAGCAAGACCTTATTGCACAAGAATCATTAAAGACTATTGACTGGTCAATGCCACCAAGAGAACTTGCAGCAAAACTAGGTAAACTAGGATTAACTGAAAAAGCTTTTGACCTAATCAAGCAATCAATTAGGGGCGCTGATGCTCCTTCTGGATTTATGGTTGGCGCTGATGGTGTATTAACTCCTATACCAGTTAATATACCTGGTAGTCCAGAAATTACCAATATGTATGAAGCTAATATTGCAAAATCTCAGTATTTAACTCCTTTTCAACAAAGAACTGAAGATAGAGCAACAAGATCAGAATCAAGATCAGAATTAAACCAACAAAGACAAATAGATGCTCAAGATAAAGCTATTGCAATGGAGCAATGGAAACTTGAAAATCCAAATGCAGCAACTAATATTAAAAAAATTCAAGACGCAGAAAGTGCTAATAAAATATTACAAGATACGTTTAAAAACTATCGTAATAAATTAGAAGAAATGGACCCATTGGATATAATAAATCCAATTAAAAATACTGAATTACAATCATTATATCAATCTGCAACATGGCCTTTACGTTCAGAAACATTAATGAATACTGGTGTTTTAAATGCTGGTGAAATACCAATGTTACATAAAGCATTACAAGACCCATCAACTGCTATGGCATACTTCAAAGGAAAAGATGAATTATTAAAGCAAATTGATTCAATAATAAATATTTCCAATACCAATACAAATGCATTAAAAGAAGCATTAACTCCTGCGCCTCCACCTGGAGTTAAAAACTTAAATTCTTATAAAACAGAAACAAATTCAAAAGGATGGGAATTGCATATTGATGCAAATGGTAATAAAGCATATGTTGGACCTAATGGCGAAATTGAAGAGGTAAAGTAAATGGCATTTGATATAAATACAGCAAGGCCAGTAAAAAAAGATGGATTTGATATTTCAACTTCACGTCCTGTATCTGGAGAACCATCATTAACCCAAACATTCTCAACACCAGATCAATTGACTGGTGAGATAGATAAATTGCGTAAGAGTGGTGATATACAAAACGCTGATGCACTACAAGCAGAACTTGAGCGTCAAGTTGCTAAAGGTTCTTTCAGCGGTACAAAAGATAAAATTATCCAAGCTAGCCAACCTGAACCACAGAATACAGACAGTCCATTGCTTAATTTTGCAAGAGGTATCTCTTCAACAGGTAATAAGGCTATGCTTGGCCTTAATGAATTACTGCCATTTGCTGGAAATTCAGATTGGCTAAATAAACAAAGGGAACAGGTAGCGGCAGAACAAGAATGGATGAAGAACGCTCCAACAAGTGCTGGTGTTGGTGAGTTTACTGGTAACGTAATTAATGCGCTTCCAGCTTTGGCTATTGCTCCAGAAGCAAGTGCAACTGTTGGCGGTGCTGCATTATTAGGAGGATTACAAAATTACTTAACAACCCCAGGAAATGCAAATCAACGTTCAATTTCAGGATTAGAAGGAACTGCTGGTGGGGCTGGTGGTGTGTTAGTTGGTAAGGCATTAAAACCATTAGCCGCACCATTTGCAAGATTGCTAAAACCTGCATCAGAAGAAGTTGTGCAAAGAACTGCCAACGAGATGACAGATGATGCAGTATTAAGAACAATGCAGGATAGTGGGGTTGATGTAACTGGTATGTCACCAGAAACAATTTCTAGTCTAAAACAAACAATAATGAATGCAATTAAGACTGGTGTAAAACCAGATACTGCCGCATTGGTTAGGAAAGCAGAGTTTGAAACACTTGGAATAAAACCAACACTAGGCCAGATTACAAGAGATCCTGCGCAGTTTTCACAAGAAAAGAATCTGCGTGGACTTATACCATCATTGACTAATCGCTTTGTTGAACAAGGTCAGCAGATGCGTGGTTTGTTAGATACTTTATCTTCTGGCTCTCAAGAAGCTTATGCGGCAGGTAAATCAATAATATCTCCACTAGAGCAGTATCAGGCTGAACAAAAATCTGTTATTGATAACCTATATAAGGCGGCAAGAAATTCTGAGGGTCGTTATGCTCAGGTTAATACGCAACAATTTAGCAAAATGGCTAATGATAAGTTAGATCAAGAGATGCTGGGTGGCCAGTTGCCTAGTGACATTAGGAATATGTTAAATGACATATCATCTGGAAAGATTCCACTAAATGTTAATAACCTAGTACAAGCAGACACGGTTTTTAGTAATGCACAAAGAACCGCAAATGTGTCAGGTAACAAGAATGCAGCACTAGCAATTAGTTATGTGCGTGATGCCTTAAACAATGCAGATATTGTTGAAAGTTCTGGTCAGGATACTAAAGCATTATTTGATACTGCAAGGAAGGCAGCGGCAGATCATTTTGCAACGTTAAGAAGAATACCAGCACTAGATGATGTTGTTAATAATAACGCTGTTAATGATACTTTTGTTAAGAAACATATTTTATCAAATCCAGATACTGACCAGGTAAAAGGTTTAACAGCATTCTTACAAGATAAGGCTCCTGATGCATTCCAACAAGCAAAAGCTCAAGTTGGTCAACATTTAGAAGACTCAGCACTTGGGATTAATCCTGCTGGCGATGCTGAATTTAGACCAGATGCATTTAAAAAATCATTAGACAAGTTTGGAACTGAAAAGTTATCTGCTTTTTATAATGCCGATGAGATAGAGAAGTTATATAGCATGGCAAAGATTGGCGCTTATATTAATAAGCCACCAGCGGCAAGCACTGTTAATGCTTCTAATACTGGTGCTATGTTGATGCAAAACGCACCAGGTATTGGTAAGATGCTTGGGTCAATACCAGGTGCTTCAATGGCAAAAGGCGCAATTGATATTGGATCAAATTATCGGGCTGGTGCTAATGCTTTAAAGGCTGAGGTTCCAACTTCTAAGATGATGTTCCCAGATCAATATTCATTATCTAATAAGATTAAAGAAGCATTACCTGTTATGGGTGGATTACTCGGCATGGGATTATCACGATGAAAATAGACTGGTCAGAAGCATCAACTAAACGTGGCTTAATATGGGTCATAACTGCCATTGTAGGCGCAGTATTTTTGTTTATAGGAAAACCTATTGATGAACTATTATTGTTGGCTACAGGTGTTGCAGGTGGTCTTGGCGTAATGTTAAAGGACTAATATGCCGTACATTTTTGTTGCCATTATTGTTACAAGCTTTGCTTCTGGATACGGTTTTGCTTATAAGGTATCCAAAGCAGAGATTAGAGAAATGTCAGAAAGTATATCTGATATGAACCGAGAAGCAGAATTACAACTAGCTACTCTTACTGAAGAAGCGGATAAGGCACATACAGAAGCCTTGAAGCTTAATAAAGAACTTGAGGATGCCAATGTATCAGCAATCAACGCAATTAATAGCCAGCACGATTCTTTTAAGTCTGTGCGCATGTACGACAACAGCCGGAAAAGTAGTGGTTGCACCACAACCAAAACTGGTGATACCAACACCATTACTAGCCCCGTTGAAGATAGACACCAACTTTCAGACGAACTTGCAAACTTTCTCAAGTCTGAAGCCTACAGAGCAGATCAGATAGCGCAATATGCTATGATATGTCAAAACTTCATACAAGGATTGAACCGTGACAGATGATATTAATATCAGACTTGTAAAAGTGGAACAAAGATTAGATGGTTTATGCAGGGAATTAAACGATGAACGTGAAGAAACTCGCAGAAAATCAGACAGGATTTTTTTAGCACTTGATGAACTTAAAAAAGAATCAGCAAATAATAAGGGGTTTTTTGGTGGTGTTGTATTTGCTGTTGGTGCTATTTTTGCTGTCATAGCGTATGTATTTGGTAAAAGCTAATGAGCGCATTAGAGATATTACTTAAGCTTATTAGAGATAGTGAAGGTTGTAAATTAACTGCATACCAATGCCCATCAGGGGTGTGGACTGTCGGTTATGGATATACTGGTGCAGATATAAAGAAAGGTGTCTGTTGGACACAAGAAAAGGCAGATGAATGTTTGCTAGTAACCGCTATGGCTGTGCTTGACAGGGCAATAAAGTATTCGCCTATACTAGCAACTGCTAACATGGAAAAACAAGCTGCAATTGCTGATTTTATTTATAACTTAGGTGTAGGTAATTATTCTAAATCAACACTAAAAAAACAGGTTGATGCAGGTAACTGGATGGCGGCCTCATCCGAAATTAAGAAGTGGAACAAGGCCGCAGGAAAAGAATTAAAAGGTTTAACTATTCGTAGGCAGAAGGAAGCGGCTCTATTGATGGCGTAAGATACGGGTTGGTTACACTTTCCGTGCTGTATGGTGATCCATACTTGCTATAAGGGTTCTTGATGCTTGTTGGTGAGTATGGCGACCCATACTTACCATAAGGATTGCTAATTGAATTGGCATCGTATGGGTTGGCGTTCATCTCACCAAGATATGTTCCATCTCTTGCGTACAAACCAACAGCTTCTGCTGGTGCAATGTTAAACATGATTGATATAAATAAAGCAATAACAAGATAGAAGTTAATCATTCTTGATTTATACAGCTTTGTTTCAAGTTCTTCGCAGTTATAAAAAATCATTTTATTCCCCAGGTTAGTTTTCGTAAAAATTATTATCTCGAAAGTCTATAAACAACGTACATTTAAGTTCTTTTAATTCTTTTTTTGCGTCCATATGCCACATGTAATCCTTAGTATCTACCTCAATGCTAAGGTAACGTGAACAGTTTTCTTTCTTTTCGCAGTTGCTACCTAAGCAACGTGCTGTGTCGTCAGACAGTGGGCGTGTCATTTTCATCATCTACTCCTATATGATCCCCAACTCTTGGAGGGTTTTCACCTGTTGCCTTAAGCCAGTAATCAAGGATATTAATTGCTTCATTCCATCCTGCTGGTGGGTTCTTTGATTCTTGTTTTACCGTTGACAGCGTACTCATTGATGTTCCTGTCTTTCTTGCTATGTCTGCCAGACTAAACCCTCTTACATGCAACACTTGTAACATAAGAGCAAAATCTATATCTCTATCCATTATTAAGCCTCCCGTCCATTTCTTTGCGTCTTAGTTCATCACAAAACAATTCTACTTTTTTATTTTTGTGCATAAACTCCACTATCTGTGCAGCCATGCCAGTAATTTTAATTATCTTACCCTTTCCAATAAAGGCAGATGCTTCACGGACGTATGGTATCCACTCCATAATTTCAGCACGATTATAAAGAACTGTGCCGTCAAAGTGGATACCAATGTGTTTTGGTGCGTTATACTTTTTATCTTTTAATATCCTTTCAAGGGTTAGTATCTTAACGCCAACAAGCTTTGCAACCTCTTTTTTAATAATATTTAGTTGCTCATCAATAACTGGCATATCAGGCATCTTTAGCCTCAATGTTTTAGCTCTTGCACGAGCATTTATTGATAACTTGTTTTGTTGCCTGTAGCGTTGGTTATGCTCCCTCCTTTTTATAATCCGCTCCTGCTCCGTCATCATAAACAAATGCCTTCTATCACCAACAAGATAAATGCAACTGTCATTGCAATTAATAATATCTTTTGGTGTTTGGTAAATGGTATTAATGGTGGGTTTTTGTAATCTTTCATAATCTTTTATCCTAAAAAAAATGCCAGCTTTTTACGGCTGGCGAGTGGGCTTCCATTCAAAAAGTTATTAGTTGTAATGCTCTCCAGTTCATTGCATTCTGGACAAGAACATTGATATCCGTGTACTCGGTGGATAACGTTGCATTTTCTAGCAGTTGAAAGAAATCAGAACCGTCTGTTTCTACTATGTCAGCGTTAATCAATGCTTGTAGGTAATCTACAAATGCTTGGGCTACTAGACTTCCACCAAATGCTTGGTCTGTTAGCATATCATCAATTACGTTATCAAACTCCATGCTGGCCTCTTCACGCTCGTCATAAGTCATTAGAAATCACCTCTTGGAGCTACAAAAGATGGCACGTTGGTTGGCAACTCCAACACCTGGTAGATACGCTCACCTTTAGGGCTTGAATCAATGATAAACATACCAGAGCCAGTCTTGTGTATTTGTACGGCATGGCTTTCTTTTGTATAGGTTGCGCCAATAAATCCACCTAATGTAAAGGCTGATAAGATTAATATAATTGCTGTTTTATTGTTCATGGTTTTTACCTTTTATAGTTGTAGTTGATGCCTCGTCCTTGAGGCGGTTGTTTTAAGCTGTTATCCCAATATTCTTAAAAGTTTTTATTAAGTCGGCATTGATTCTATCTTGCGAACATTGAGTGTACTGTGCATCATGAAAATATTCTTCAGACGATAAAAGAAACCTGATCCCCTCTATCCAGTTCATTAATACTAAATCAGCGTTATCTGGATGCTCTGGGTCAATATTATTTTCTCTCAAACTTAACCAAGCATTTTGGCAAGCTGCCATAGATAGTAACAAAGGATTTCCGCATAGCGCTTCTAATTGTTTTTTTGTAGTCATCTTATTCCCCTTTCTTTTTCTTGTTAAGTTGGGTAAATAATAATATTTATTTTACAGAATGTAAAGATTCTTTATCTTTCCAGAAAATAAATGCTTCATATGCACCAACATAACCTAGACCAATACAGACAAAAGCCCCCTGTTTCTGGGCTTCCAAGAGGTATTCTTGCTGTCCATCCTGCCATTTTGACTTGGTGTGGTCTTGACGTTTTAATTCACAAATGAACGCAACGCTTGCCGGAATAATAATATCAGGCGCTCCTTTGGTCATCCCCTCGCT